GGTAATGCAGCGTCGGGTCCGCGTTCACCAGGTTGCTGTGATATAGCACTTCGCTCCATAGCGGCAGCTCATTCTTCGCCAGCACGGTCAACGTACTGTCATAGACGTCGCCGTTGGTGCAGGTGAACGGGTATTTGCTTTTGCCGCGTTGTACGATGAAGAGCTTCATTGATGCTGCTTGAATTATTGATGATCACGGGCATGGTCCCGTGCGACGCGCGAATTGTAACCTCAATCTATCGGCCACGCCAAGTAAACCGTTTCCCAAAGTGTTTATTTGGCAGTAACGATATTAATGGTTTATGCTTTCGGCGCTAATAGCGCCGACGGCAAGCCGGCAGCAGCAACTTCAGCCGGAGAAAATATGGACGTCAACCTGGTCAAACTCGTCAGCGGGCTGGCGCAGACCGCGCCCGCCGCCATCCTGGTCTTCCTGGTCTGGTATCTGTACCACAAGGCGACCGTCAAGGATTACGAGCGGCGCAGCGAGGACCAGCGGCTGCGCGACGAGCGTCAATACAACATCCTAAAGGAACAGATCGAGACGCTGCAGTACCACACGGGCATCCTGGCCCGCATGGAGCAGAAGATCGACACCAACATTTTTTGTCCGCTCACGCGAAAGGAGATTGGGAAATCATGAGAGCCGAGATCCAGCAGCTGCACGGCCAACTGGCCCTGGCCAAGAAGAAGTACTCCGACCTCGAGAAGGACGCCGCCGGCCTGATCCAGCTGGTCCGGCTGTATACCAGCCCCTATGAGCCGGACGTCACGAAACTCGAGATCCCCAAGGCGGCGGCCGCGATGCGCCGGCTCGAGGACGTCCACCGCGAGATGACGGCGCTGAAGACATCGATCGCCGGAATGGAGAGCGACCTCAATGTCTAAAAAGCAGCTCTGTTGCGGCGAGGCCGAACGTCTCTACGTGATCGAGCAGTGCACGTTCGCCGAGATCGCCTCGCGGCTCAAGGTCAACGAGAAGACCATCCGCTCCTGGAAGGACGAGGGCGACTGGGAGGTCAAGCGCCAGCAGTATCTCAAGAGCAAGCAATCGTTCCATGAGGAACTGTATGAGTTTGCCAGGTTCTTGATGCGCAAGATCCGCGACGACATGAACGCCGATCCGCCGATCCAGGTGGACGCCAACCGGCTCTACATGCTGGGCCGCATCATTCCGCAGATCACAAAGGTCAAGGAATACGAGGAGATCGCCGGGAAGAAGGACGGGACCGGCGACAAACCACTGTCGAGGGAGGAGCTGATCAACCTGGTCGAGAAGGAAGTAATGAAGGTTCGCTGATGCCGAAGAAAGTTGGCCGCCAAAGGCCGAAAGCATCAGCCACAGCAGCGCCCGCCGCCGAGAAACGAACGGCGGCGCCGTCCGTTGTTGTCCCGACAACAGATCCGTTGGTTGTCAATGGCGTCAATGCGTCAGGATTCTTCCTGCCCTACCAGGTTGCGTGGTTGCGGGACGAGTCACCGATCAAGATTTGGGAGAAGTCGCGGCGCATCGGCGCCACCTACATCCAATCCTACGAGGACGTCCGCGATCTACTGAAGCACAAGTACGACGTGTGGTTCTCGTCAGCCGATGAATCGGCCGCGCTCGAGTACATCCTCTACGCGCAGAAGTGGGCGAAGATATTCCACGCGGCATCGAAATATCTCGGTATCACTATCATCGATCCCGACAAGGATATCAAAGCCCACGTGATCGAGTTCACGCTCGACGGCGAGCTGAAACGGATCAACGCGCTCTCCTCCAAGCCCCGGCGCTTTCGCTCGAAGGGCGGGAAGGTTGTCCTGGATGAGTTCGCCTGGCACGACGACCAGGACGGCATGTGGGCGGCGGCCGAGCCCACGACTACTTGGGGCTATCCCATCCGTGTGCTGTCGACGCACAACGGCAAGGCCTGCACTTTCTACAAATTCACCGAGGATTGCAAGCGCGGCGAGCTGAAGGACGACAAGAATTGGTCGTTGCACACAACTACCCTGCAGGACGCGGTCGCCCAGGGATTGCTCGACAAGATCCTCGGCCGCGCGACCAGTGATGCAGAACGGGCCGAATGGCTCAGGCAGAAGGAAAAGCGCACCCGCAACAAGACGCGGTGGCTGCAGGAATATTGCTGTGTCCCGGTCGATGAAGCCACAGCCTTCCTCACCTACGATATGATCGACGCCTGTGAACGGAAGGGCCTTTTGATCGATCCCTCCGAGATCAAGGGCGAGCTGTATATTGGCATGGATATCGGCCGTAAGCGCAATCTCTCCGTGATCTGGGGCCTGGAACGCATCGGGCATGGTCTGTATACGCGTTTCTACGAGGTAATGGAGAAGACACCGTTCCGGATCCAGCGCGAAAAACTGTTTTCGATCTTACGGCATACGCAGATGCGGCGTTGCTGTATCGACAGCACCGGTCTTGGCATGCAACTGGCCGAGGAGGCGCGAGAGGAATTTGGGAAGTCCCGCGTGGAAGAGATCACGTTCACTTCAGCGGTCGAGGACGAACTGGCATCCGATCTGTTGCCATGGGTCGAGGACAAGAATTTGTTCATCCCGAACGACCAACTGATCCGTGACGATCTCCATTCCATCCGCAAGATAGAGACCTCTGCACACCATGCGCGGTACGCACCGGTGAAGACCGATGAAGAAGACACCCACGCTGATAGGTTCTGGGCGTTGGCGCTTGCGGTTCATGCCGGCGGTTTATCCAAGTCGAAAGGGCCAGTCACCATCACGTCGCGTGCCACACGCGAGTCCAGCAAGATCATAACCGGATATTGAGAGGCTTCACCGCATGGGAAAAAAGCTCTACGTCAGCCCCACTGAATACGTCGACGTCGCCGCGACCGACTCGCTGGCCGCGATGATCGCCACACGCGAGCGCTCGATTGACTTCACCGCGCTCGGCATGTACCTGCCGAACCCCGATCCGGTACTCAAGAAAATGGGCAAGGACATCGAGGTCTACACTGAGCTGCGCAGCGACGCCCACGTCAGCGGCTGCATCGCCAGCCGCAAGGCCGGCGTAAAATCGCTGAAGTGGGCAATCGACCGCGGCAAGGCGAAGAGCCGACAGGCGAAGGTGATCGAGGACGCCTTCAGCCGGCTACGGCTGGCGAAGATCATCAGCGAGATCCTGGACGCGGTGCTGTATGGCTACCAGATCTTGGAAGTCGTCTGGGAGCGCGACGGCAGCTATGTCCTGCCGAAAATCGTCCAGGGGAAGCCGCAACGCTGGTTCGTGTTCAATGACAAAAACGAACTGCGCTTCCGCACCAAGCAGGATTTTATCAACGGCGAGGCGGTGCCCGAGCGTAAGTTCCTGATCGTGCAGAACGAGGCGACCTACATCAATCCCTACGGCTTCCCGCAGTTGTCGTGCTGCTTCTGGCCCGCCACGTTCATCAAGGGTGGATTTAAATTCTGGGTGACTTTCACGGAAAAATACGGGATGCCCTGGCCGATTGCCAAGCATCCGCGCGGCGCTCAAACCACCGAAATCAACCAGCTGTTGGACATGCTCGACAAGATGGTCCAGGACGGCATCGCCGCCATCCCCGAGGACAGCAGCGTCGATCTGACCATGTCTGCGACCCGCGCATCTGCCGATCTCTACAGCCTGCTGATCGACTACTGCGAGAAGAGGATCTCCACGGCGATATTGGGACACCAAGGCGCTGCGCAGAGCACGCCCGGCAAGCTTGGCAATGACAACACCGCGCTGGCGGTGCGCGATGAGATCATTATGGGCGACAAGCAGCTGGTCGAGGATAACATGAACCAGCTGATCGACTGGACCTACGAGCTGAACTTCGCTGGCGGCGACCGGCCGCGCTTCTCACTGTATGCCGAGGAGGACGTCGACTCTGCGCTGGCCGAACGCGACAGCAAACTGGCTTCGACCGGTCAGATACAATTTCAGCAGCAGTACATCGATCGGGCCTACGGTTTTGAGAAGGGCGATGTTATCGTCGTCGTTCCTGCACCACCGGCTTCGCCGTTCGCTTCGGCAGCACCGGCATTCGCTGAGCCTGGCGCGGCTCCGGCCGCCATCATCGCTGGGCAACAGCAGCTCGACGCAGCGGCCGGGTCGCTCGGAGCACGGCAGCTGCAGGGTCAGGCTGACGCGTTGCTCAAGCCGATCATCAAGCTGGTCAACGAGGGCCGCGGCTTCACCGAGATCCAGAAGGGTCTCGTACAGCTGTTCCCCAAGCTCGACGACAGCGAGCTGCAGGAGATGCTGGCCCGCGCCGTCTTCCTCGGCAAGGTGTGGGGCCGTCTCAACGGCGGCAAGTGATCATGGACCTGCAGGAACTGAAGGACAAGCTGTCGGCCGAGGGATCAGGCTATGAATGCCGCGAGGCCGACGGCGGCCTGTACATCGTGAATCCGCGCTACAACACGGAGATCCACGCCACCTATGACGCGATCGCGGCCAACGACTGGCTGGCCATCAAGGCGCAGACCGTCGCGGGCCGCGATGTGCTGCACATCACGCGCGTCACCGGGTACTTCACGATCATCGAGGGTTGGAATCAGGGAAAGATCGGCGAGCTGCGCGATCGCAACCGCGCAACGATCAAGGAGGGAGCATGACGCTGGAAGAATATCTGGAAAGCGAAATGGCCAACGGCGCCATAGACCACGCTTTGCGGGTGGAGCGCGACGGTAATGGGAAGATGCGATTTTACATCCATCCCGCTTACCAGGGCGGCAGCACCGTTGACTTTTTCGTCGATGGTAATAATTTAGGGCCCATAAAATGATGCCAGAGCAGATCGATTTGGGATATGCCCTGGGCCTCGCGCCCGAGAAGGCCGTTGAGTACTTCGAGTCGAAGGGCTACACCTTCAGCTGGAATTGGCAGGACACCTGGCAGGAGGCGCACTCGATCGCGTTCACCGTGGCCAAGTGCGGCCGCCTGGACGTGCTGCAGGACATCCGCGACGAGCTGCAGCGGGCGCTCGAGGACGGCGAGACGCTGGAGGACTTCCGGCGCAGCCTGGAACCGCGCCTGAAGGCCAAGGGCTGGTGGGGCCAGACGACCGTGGGCGACGGCCAGGGCGGCGCGGAGATCGTGCAGCTGGGCTCGCCTTGGCGCCTGGAGACGATCTACCGCGCCAACATGCAGTCAGCATACAACGCCGGCCGCTGGGCGCAGCAGATGGACAACGCGGCCGCGCGGCCGTTCCTGCAGTACGTCGCGCTGGAGAGCGCCTGCCCGATCTGCTCGAAGCTCAACGGCCTGGTGTTCCGTAACACCGACGCCTTCTGGGACACGCATTATCCGCCGAACCACTGGGGATGCCAGTGCAGCGTGCGGGCGCTGGATCAGCGCAACCTCGACGAGCGCGGCCTGTCGGTGATCTCGTCCGACGGCATGCTCTCGGAAAGCGAAGTCGTGATCTCGCAGAAGACCGGCGAGCTGGGCCAGGTCACAACGTTCAGGTTCACAGATCCACGCACCGGCCAGGAGATCGTCTCCACGCCGGCGCCCGGATGGAACTACAACCCTGGCAAGGCCGCCTGGCAGCCGGATCTCAATAAATACGATCAGGCACTGCGCGAAGCCTTCCAGCGCTACGTTCGCGCGAAAGGAGGCTGACCATGCGGAGGAAACGAGCTTGCTGCACCGACTGCGGATTGCCTTACAAACTGTTCGGCTGTGACCTGGTGTTGCCAGATCAACAGTGGAAGCATATCTGCCCTGAAGGTGGATTATTGTGCCCCACCTGCATTTGCCGCAGGGTCAGCAAATGCAAAGATGCCACAGTGGTTTTGGCCTGGGTTGATCGCATTGATTGGTCGCAGCATCCATTCAATTCGAAAGGCAAATGATCATGTTCATCAAGGCCCGCACCAGGCGCCGGCCGAAGTTCATCGGCTGGAGTTCTCCTCTAAAATGGTGGTTCAAATTCGTGGTTATCGAGACGATGGTCGTTGGCAACCGCGCACCCAGCAATGGGCCGCTGTTCCATGTGCGTTTATTCTGCGCGAACTGGATCATCAAATCGAAGCGCATATCATATAAGGGCTGGCGTCAGATGAAGGCGGACGCGCTCGCATGAATAACCTGCATCATTACCGATCGCTTGGCGAGTTCCGCAAGGCCGATCCCCAGTTGAGCCGCGAGCTGTACCAGCTGGCGCGGAAGATCGAACACGGCTGCATGATCGACGACCGCGCCGTGCCACCGTGGCCGCGCATTGCCTGGTGGATGTGCAAGATGATCGAGCCGCCCAAAGACGGCAGCCGGCTGGGCGCTGATCCGCTGCAGGTGCAGCGCGCGATGCAGGCCTACCTCGCGGCGCCGGAAAAGTTCCACAACTGGCCCGATGGTCCCTGGGCGCTGCTGCAGCATATCGCCCTGGATCACAAGACGGCCGTCCGCGTCGACGAGATCCGCTGGGACAAATACAAGAAAGAGGACCGGGCCTCGGCAGGAAGGAACCTGCAGTCCGTAGGCGCACTGCTCGCGCAGGCCATGCAAGCCGGGGCCACCGGCGAAGCCGGCATTGCCGGCGGAACCGGGCGCTGACCATGCCGATCTACTACGAGCTGGAATGCGATATCTGCCACAAGATACAAAGCTCCGATCAATCGATGCTGTCGTTCTACCTGAACCGGCCATGCCCTGACTGCGACGGGCCGGTGCGGATCAAGGACCGATCGATCGAGAAGACCGGCGATTAACCTACAACACGCGCTTATGAAAGGACACCACGAGCATGCAACGCGCACACACCAAATCCCAGGACCGGTATCTGATCTCCTGGGTGGGCGGCAAACGCCTTCTCCGTAAAACCATCGCGCCTCTGGTCCCGGCCGGGATCGAACTCTACGCCGAGCCGTTCGGCGGCGCCGGATGGATGCTCTTTTACAAGGACTGCTGGGCAGGCTCCGAGATCTACAACGACCTGGACGGTCGCCTGGTCAACCTATTCCGCACCGTGAAATACCACCACGACGAGTTGATCCGCGAGATGTCGCTGTTGATCAACAGCCGCGAGCTGTTCTACCAGGTGCGCGACAACAAGGGCATGACCGACATCCAGCGGGCCGCGCGGTTCCTGTTCCTGATCAAGAAGTCGTTCGGCGCGATGGGCGAGACCTTCGGCTGCGGCCGCAAGCCGTCCGCCAGCGGCCTGGTGCACAGCACGCTGCAGATCAGGCCGCAGATCGAGGCCATCCACGCCAGGCTCGACAAGGTGCTGGTCGAGAACCTGGACTTCGAGGAGCTGATCAGGCGCTACGACTCGAAGGGATCGTTTTTCTACTGCGATCCGCCCTACACCAGCGGCACCGGCTACGCGGTGGCCACGGCCGAGGGCTTCGCGCACAAGCGTCTGCGCCGCGTGCTGGAGCACGTCAAGGGACGCTGGCTGCTGTCATACGACGACAGCGCGATGGTGCGCGAGCTGTACCGCGGCTTCCCGCTGCTGGCCGTCTCGCGCCGCAAGGGCATCAACAACAAGAACCCGCATGGCCGCATCTACCGCGAGGTTTTAATCGCCAATTATCCGATCAATAAACGGGGCTGATGACACAGATAACGATCGACACCATCCCGCTGCAGAAGGCGCTACGAAAGATGCTGCGGAAGCTGGAGCATCGCGAAGAGCTGATGAAGCGAGTCGCGGGCGACATGATGGACGCGGTCGAGGAGAACTTCGCGCAGCATGGCCGACCGCAGTGGCAGCAGCTGGCGCCCAGCACGATCAGGGCACGTGCCAAGCGCGGCCGCGGGCCGACGAACATCCTGTTGGACCGCGGTCTGCTGCACAACTCGATCAGCATGCGCTTCGATGAGAACCAGGCGGTCGTGGGCACCAACGTTCCGTATGCCGCGATTCACCAGTTCGGCGGCACGATCATGCACTACCCGCAATCGCGCCTGATGCGGCAGACGTTCAAGAGGGATAAGAACGGACAGGTGCGGTTTGCCAAGGCCAATAAAAAGGGCGCATTCAGCACGCTGAAACGCACCACGATCAAGGAGTACATGATCACCATCCCGGCCCGGCCATTCCTGAAGCTGGTGGACTCGGACATCCAGCACATCGAGGGAACGATCTACGACTTCATGGCGCCAACGCCCGACCAGAGTGCGTGGGGCGCGACCGCGGACTAATAAAAAAGCCCAGGTGTGAGCCTGGGCAAACAAAGGAGGATATATGGACGAGAGGAAATTGACTGATCAGGAAATCACAAAACTGGCGGTGAAGATCGCCGGCATGATACCACCCACGGAGGAACGCGCATTACTGGTATTCTCAATCGCGGCCAGCCTGTTTTTTAATAAGCAGATGAATATAGTGGTCAGGAATCCGTTGGATACGTGATGGCGTCGGCCGCCTCATTGATCTTCGCTGCTAATGTTTTAAATTTCTCACCGAGATCAGCGATTGCGTCATTTCCGCCTTTTAAATTTAGGTTCACGCCGTGCTTGCCGTCGAGTACGGTAATCAACAATTCTTTAGTGGTCGAGATAATGAGTTCACATTTGTCCATGGTGCACCTCGCTCTTTGAAATTAAAATTTGTACGACAGAAAAACTTTATCTCCGGTGGCCGATATATTCAATCTACGTTTCATCGCTCGGTTTTTATTGCTCGAGGAAGCGGGCGCATCGAAGAGCGAGTAAATATAGACCCCTACTGCCACACCCATATACATTATGAAAGCATCGTTCATTTCCTTGGTCACGATCCGCTGGCCCATGTAATAGCTGATTTTATCATCGAAACCTTTTTTATACGCAAGGATCGGACCACCGATGACGCACGGTGCAACGATCAAAAACCGGAAAGCATCACCGTTATAAAGTTGCCCACCGCCGGGCAATAGGAATGACAGACAAAAAGCAACGCCCGGACTCTTCTTGTGTTCTAAATAATAAAAATACGTCGAGTCCATTCTCTGTTGAGCGTGAGCGATGCCGGCTGAGACACACAGTAGTAGCAGCACACCAACGATTATTTTCATAGTATTCCTTGCTCTTTCAAATTAACTTACGGCCGAACCACACGACCCGGCCGGTGATCCGGCTCTGCGGTCCCAGCGGCACGATCGGATAGATCCGGTTGTCGCTGATCAGGTCGATCTTGTCACGGCCCGTTACCTGTATGCGCTTGGCCACGACCTGGCCGCCCAGATTAACGACGTAGATCTTGCCATCGGACGGATCATCCAGCTCGCGGTTGATCATGATCACGTCACCGGAGCGCAGCGTCGGCTCCATTGAGTCGCCCGAGATCCTGATCAGCGCCAGTTTCCTCGGGTTCGCATGCAGCGTCTTCTTGATCCAGTCGATCTTGAAGCGGCAGTGATCGATGATGTCGTCGCCCTCGTTGATGCTGCCGGCGCCGGCCGACGCGGTGGCTGCATACAGTGGGATCGACACCAGGTTCGTGTTGTCCTGCTGGTCGCCCAGCATCGAGCCTTCGCCGGTGAGCAGCCATTTGAAGTCGATGGCGAACTTTGACTCTATGATCTGCGCCAGCTCGGGCGCGAGTTTGAGCTTGTCCAGCTCGATATCATTGATCTTGTACATCTTCACGCCCAACCCAGCGGCCAGGGCTGACTGGGTCAGCCCCAGGTGTTTTTGCACCGCCTTCAGGCGCTCTCCGGGCGTCATAAAAATACTTTAAAATAAATTAAAAAAGCTCTTGACATTAAAGTAAAAATACTTTATACTCCACCTGTGAACATATTAACATTAAAGGGTGTCAAAATGCCGGGTTCTAAGATCAAGTCTCTCCTGGTGCTGAAGGGCATCAAGAGCGTGGATATCGCCAAAGCCGCGAAATGCAGCACCGCTGCGGTTAGCATGACGATCAGCGGCACCAGGCAGTCGGCGAAGATCCGGTCGATCATCGCCCGGAAGCTGCACATGCCGGTCAGTGTCCTGTGGCCCACGGTCGAAGCGTGAATATATTAACACTTTTCTTTGTTTTGTCAAGCACTTTTTTCAAAAGGATTGACAATGACAACTCGAATCGATAACGGTAAAAGCATGTTCTGGTGGTTTAGCAAGCCGGAACAGTATTCTGAGCAGGTCCAGGCAATGATGATCGAATTCATGGATCGCGGTTTTTTGGTCTTTGCCACCTACGCCAGCGACAACAACTGAACGGACTGCCATGCCAGCACAAGAAGCCATATTGACGGTGGGCCAGGCGGCCACAGTGATGCAGACCACGATCCGGCACACGCAGCGCCTTTGCAGCCGTCGCAAGATCAAGTTCAGGGTCACGCGAGGCAACGGCGGTAAGCAGTATCGGATCATGCTGTCATCGCTGCCCGAGGACGCGCAGCGCCGGTACTGGGATGCCCGGCCCGGAGCCGCCACGCCGATCGAGACGGCGGACCTGCGCGGCGACGTCCGCGAGATCGAGGTCGAGGCCCAGATCTACGCCAACGCCCCGGAATGGCAGCGCCGCCAGGCCGACAAGTACAAGTCGATCCTGGACGCCGCGGGCGGCGCCAAGGGCGAGGAGCTTCGCGCCGTCATCACCAAGTGGAACCTGGAGCACCCGGACCAGACGACATCATATCCGCGCGTGATCGAGGCGCGAAAGCGCTACTGCGACATGGGTGTCGCCGGCCTGCTGGCGCAATACGGCAAACGTGCCGGCAGCACGCAGATCGATGACGACATCTATAACTGCTTCAAGACCGCCTACCTCAAAGAGGGAGGCCCATCAGGCAAGAGCTGCTGGATGCAGGCCCTGGGGCTGGCCCAGCAGAACGGCGAGAAGGTGTCGCTGGAGTCCTTCCCCTCGGTCGACGCCTTCCTCTATCGCCTGAAGCGCGAGCTGCCCGCCGACGCCATCTATCGCGCACGCTACGGCTACGGCAACTGGAACCGCAAGTACGGCCCCTACGTCAAGCGGGACTACAGCTCAGTGCTGCCCGGCGAATGCATCGTGTCTGACCACGCCCAGGTCGACGTCGGCGTCCTGCTGCCCAACGGCAAGTACTGCTTCCCCTGGGTCACCGTGTGGCGCGACTACAAGAGCGGTAAGTGGCTGGGCTGGATGCACCATGCCGAGGCCCCGAACAGCGATCACATCTTCCAGGCATTCTACTACGCGGTGCGCGACTATGGCCTGCCCACCGACGTGATCATCGACAACGGCAAGGATTATCGCTCGAAGGATTTCGCTGGCGGGCGCACGGTCCACAAGCTGCAGGTCAATTCCGACTCGGCCGGGGCAATGCTCAGCCAGCTCAACATCACGCCGCACTTCGCCCTGCCCTACAACGCCCAGACCAAGCCGATCGAACGCGACTTCCTGCGCAACAAGGTCTGGTTCTCGATGCACATGCCGGGCTATCGCGGCGGCAACGTCACCGAGCGGCCCGAGGTCCTGAAGGACGAGATCAAGGGCGGACAGATCCTGACCTTCGACAAGTACTGCGAGCTGATGGATAGCTACATCATAGACGTGGCCAACAAGATGCCGTCGCAGGGCGACGCGCTGGCCGGGCGCTGCGCCGACGAGTGCTGGGAAACCGAGCATCCGGGCATGCGCCGCATCGACGGCGACGCGCTGAAGCTGTTCTGCACCCGCACCAGCCGCGACTGCACGATCGGCCGCAATGGCGTCCGCGACAGCGACCTGCAGATCACCTATTACGCCGAGTGGATGGTGCCGCTGAAGGGCGAGAAGGTCTACATGCGCCGCGACATCCGGGCCTACAACCATGCCTGGGTGTTCCGCGCCGAGGACCACGAGTTCCTGGGAACGGCCCGGCTGGCCGAGCAGGTCGCGGCCCTGGCCCGCACCGACATCGAGAAGGCGCAGCTGCAGCTGGTCTACGCCTCCAAGAAACGGTCGCAGAAAATCACCGCGTCATACCTCAACGACATCCAGCAGCCCAGCGCCGACGAGAAGATCGTGCGGCTGTCCGCCGGCATCGCCGCGGTGAACGAGAGCCGGGGCTACAAGCCGGGCGCGAAGCCGGTGCGCGAGAACCGCATCGCGCTGACCAGGATGGACCGCGTGCTGCAGCAGGAAGAACAGATGCAGGCCACCGGCACCGACGACATAAGCTCCATCCTGCCGCCGGACCGGCCGGACAAGCCGAAGATCTACCTGTTCAAAACCGACCGCGACGACGCGGAATAATCAATAACAACGGAGGGGTGACATGAACCAGGAACAGATCCGCGCGGAACTCCGCGCACTGATGGCGCAGCAGAACCTATCGCTGAACTCCATCAGCAAGTCGATCGGGGTCTCGACCTCGGCGCTCTCGCAGTGGCTGGCCGGCAAATACGAAGGCGACTCTGCGAAGGTGGCCGAGGCGATTTCGCAGTTCCTGCAGCGGCAGCAGGAGCGCCGGCAGCAGCCCAAGAAGCACGTCGGCTTCATCACCACCAGCGCGGTGCGTAAGTATTGGGAAGCCGCCAAGCTGTGTCATCTGGACGGCGAGATCATCGTGGTCAGCGGCGACGCTGGCTTAGGCAAGACCGAGGCCTCCCAGGAATACGCCCGGCGCAACAGCGACGTGATCCTGATCGAGGTCGATCCGGGCTACACCGCCCGCGTGCTGTTCAAGGAGCTGCACCGCAAGCTGGGCGGAGACGGCGTCGGCGGGATCAACGACCTGAAGGACGACGTGATCAAGAAGCTGCGCAAGAGCGGCCGGATGATCCTGGTGGACGAGGCCGAGAACCTGCCCTACCGGGCGCTGGAGCTGCTGCGGCGCGTGTATGACAAGGCCGGCGTCGGGCTGCTGCTGGCCGGGATGCCCCGCCTGATCCACAACCTGCGCGGCAAGAAGGGAGAGTTCGCGCAGCTCTACAGCCGGGTCGGAGCGCACGTCAAGCTGGAACCGCTAAAGCAGCACGATACCGACGAGGTCGTGAAGTCCCTGATGCCCGACGCCAGCGCCGCGGTCTGCAAGGCCTACTTCGAGGCCAGCGCCGGCAACACCCGCGTCCTGGTGAAGCTGCTGATGCGCAGCCTGCGCGTGGCGGAGATCAACAAGACGAAGATCACACCCGAGCTGATCCACGAAACCCTGCAAATGCTGATCATTTAAGGAGCGGTTAAATGAAGCGCAAAGACATGATAAAGTGCCACGATTGTGGCCGCCGGCACGCGCCTGATGCGCCGCATTATATGTTCTGTCCGGCCCGCACCTGCGACATCTGTGAACGGACCTTCGATAAAGTTATTCCCAAGAACGCTCGCGGCGAGCGCATCTGCGAAGAGTGCCAACTGTAGGATCATGGTCTACACCGACAACAAGCGGCTCACCGCTGATTACCTGCAGGAACTGGTCGAGTTCGGGAAAGCGATCGGCCTGGGCCTTTGGGACCTGCAAAACCTGAACGACCTCTGCAAGCACACGCACTTCAAGCTGGACAAGGTGCAGCTGGCAGCGGCGCTCAAGCGCGGGGCGATCACGGTGAGCCTCGACCTATTCATGCTGCGCATGTACCGCATGCGACGTATCGGCGAGCGCGAGATGTTCCAAGAGGAAGAGCTGGCCGAGGGCAAGCCGGTGATCAACACCAAGAACGGCCAAACGGAATTAATGTAGGAGGCTATGATGGATCTTCAAATTAAAAAATATCGCTGCCGGCATTGCGGGCATTTAACCGAGACCCGCATTCCGACGCCCGATCTATTATCCCCTTCCAAGAGTTACTGGGATTCTGCGACTCAGTGTCCTCACTGCAAGAAGATGCTTTTTGTGAAGGTCTGGCCCAACGGTAAAATCAAGGCGGTGAAGTTGGGGCTGAAATCATGACCGATTATCTACGATTCACCACGGTCGTGCGTTGGGACTCCATCTGTCTGGTAAGTACACGGGAGGGCCAACTGCTCGGCACTATAGAATTCTATCCTCGACAGCAGGAATGGGTCTACTATAGCGGATCTGCGAGCGGCGTTCTATCAGCAGGATTCTTGCAGGAGATCTTGTATCAAATTGAAATGTTAAACCGCCAGTTCAAATCATCATTTTACCAGGTCAGCTGTAAAAGGCCAAGGTCGGAGAAGCTCAATGGCCATGCCTAATCGCCACATCGCGCTGGGCGGCATGTTCGGCTGCCTGCTTTACAAGCTGATCGGCGGCCCGGCAGGGATCATCACCGGGGCCGTGGTGGCGCTGCTGTCGCACATCCCGATCGATCTGGCGTTCGACGAGGCCTGGTACTGGAAGCCGGATGAAGAGCGCTCAAACGCCATCGCCCTGGGCCTGCTGATCATTGGCATGGCCGTGCCGATGATCCACTTCTTCAGCTGGTGGGCGGTCCTGTTCGCGGTCGCGTCCGTGCTGCCCGACATCATCGATGATGGCATGTATGCCTGGACCACGCGGCCGGGCTGGGTTTACGATAGACCCTGGATTCCAATCTTCCCCACTCATTTCAGAAGTCAGCCCTGGCACTTCAACCAATGGTTCCTCACCGAGTCAAAGATGACGACACTGATGTGGGAAGTCAACAGCTCGGGCGCGGTGATCGTGATCCTGGGCATCATCTATTTCGTAAAGGCGCATTAAATGAAGCTGCTCGTCGTGTTGCTGCTGGCATCGACGGCCGCGGCCGCCAGCCTGGAGCAGGTCCTGGTCGCCAACTACCTGGGCCTGGGACTGCGCGATGTGGTCACCACGTCGAAGCAGCTTGGCACCTACTTCTATGTCGGCCAGCAGAAGTACCAGTGCGCGGAGATCAACCCGGTCGCTGCCAGGCTTATCGGCAACGGCGGCGGCAAGCGGGCTGCGGTCGTCGGCCTTGGCGGCGTGGCGCTGGGCTACGCGGTGTACCGTGCCGCCCCGCGGCGGCTGAAGATCCCGGTGCTGGCGGCGCTCAATGCCGCCGAGCTGTGGGCGCTGGGCACCTGGGGAATATCGGCCACGCTCACGTTCAACAACTGCCCTTCAATGGTGTATTAAATGGTCACCGAGATCCGCGACATGACCGTGCCGCAGCTACACGACCTGCGCCGTCGCCTGTGCCAGTTCAAACACAAGGCCTCGCGCAGCCGGCGGATCACCAGGATAGAACGCCAGCTCGGCGCGATCAAGCGCGAGCTGCACCACCGATATCAACCTCCTTCGGAACCAGTAGGCAAGGCCAGGCTGGAGCGCTGTGATAAGGCGCGGTGCGATACGCTCGAGGACCGACCGGGCGCTGACGCAATAAACGGGGAGCACGCCGAAGGACCGACTGAAGAGGTTTACCAACAATGAAGACCGGCACAAAATCACTACTCTTTGGGGTACATCAATTCATATGGCATCCCATCACGGTTTATATTGCCTGGATCTACATATATAAGCAGATTCCTTCATGTCGTGAGGCTATTTGTATTTTTATTCATGACTGGGGATATTGGGGCAAGCCCAAAATGGATGATGCTGATGGAGAGCGCCATCCCGAGTTGGCGGCAACTCTTGCTGGCAAGTTCTTGGGGATCAGATTTCACGATCTATGTTTATATCATTCACGCCATTATGCCCGCAATAAGAATACAGAACCTTCAATGTTGTGTTGGGCCGATAAGTTAAGCATTATTTTTGATCCTTGGTGGTTGTATCTTCCACGTGCAGTGGCCAGCGGAGAGTTAAAAGAATATCGATTTATCGCGGACGCTACTGGTTTTATATCTATTACTGCAACGCACCGTGAATGGCATGCCTGGGTTTCAAGGCACCTTTCCTCGATCGGTAAAACGAAACGTGCAACCGTAGTCCCATATACACACTAATTACTATGTCGCTCAAAATGATCATAGCCTCGCAGGTCATGCGCCTGCACGTACTGAAGCAGCATCTGCGGATGTCCGAGCAGGACTACCGCGCGGCGCTGGGCGGCTACGGCGTGGCCACCTGCAAGGATCTCCTCTACCAGCAGGCCGCCGAGCTGATCAACAAGTTCGAGGCCGAGGCCGTGCAGCGCGGCGTGTGGGTGAAGCGTGATCGTCCAGCTGCCGTCGCCCTCAAATACGACAACCTGGGCAAGCGGCCCGGCATGTCCAGCCCCGCGCAGCTGCGGATGATCGAAGCCATGTGGATGGACGTGTCTACTCAACCCACGCGCGAGGCCAAGGAACGCGCGATGAATCACTTTATATCGCGGATCACCGGCATCGACAACATCACCTGGCTGGACCCGGTCAGCGCCAGGATGGTGGTCCGCGCGATCGAAGCCATGAAACAAGGAGACCATCATGGAACAGCAGCTCGAGCTGCCACGGCCTAAGCCGATCCCCACGAAGCTGTCCTGGTCGCAGCGGAAGATCATGGCGATCATCCGCCGCGCACAGCGCGAAAACGGGCAGGTCACGATCAAGAAGGACCTGATGCCCGCACTGCGCTGCAGCAACTACCAGGTGCGGCTGTTGATCCAGCAGATGCAGGACATCGGCGCCCCGGTGTGCACCACCGAGCACGGCGTTGCCCTGGTGCAGGACCCGGACCAGGTGGAGAAGCAGTTCAATCGGATGTGCGAGCACGGCATCAGCACGCTGGCGCGGGCCTACCGGCTGCGCGGCAGCCGGCTGACGTCCGACATGCTCAACCAGGTGTTCCTCAAATTCAAGCCACAGGAGGCCACCCATGCGTAGCCTGCGCCGGCGTCGGCCGGTCAACACGGACATCGTGGGCGCGGCCATCGTGCTCGTGATCACGCTGATCATCGCCAGCGTCCACGTCTACGCCCACCGCGGCCTGTACTTCGCCCCCCCCCCCGTCGTAACGATCAGCGATTCAGCGGCCGCGCGGCGTGCCAGCGAGCTGCAGAGCGCGGACATGATCCGCATCATCCTGAATGGCGACCGGAAGCAACTGCGGCTGATCGATGTCTGGCCGGCGGCGCCGCAGGTGATGGAAGCCGCCGCGAAAGCCCAGCACATCGACGAGCTGCTGCTGCCCTGCATCTCACGCGCCGAGGGGCCGGACGCCAGGATGATCGCCTTCTGCAATCCCTACGGCCTCGAGTCCTACGGCAAACTGATCGACTACAGCCGGTACGACGACGGCTTCGAGCGGGCCACGATGGACGCGGCCGAGCTGCTGGCCAAGCTGATCCCGGACGACACTGTCAACATCCCGGCCCTCGCGCATAGATGGTGCCCGGTTAACGAGCGCTGGTGGAGCGCGAACGTGGGCGCGATCTACGAGCGGGCGCTGGTTCAATATCAACTATTACAACATGGAGGTTACGATGGCTACGCTTCAACAGATTGAACAGTACACCAAGAGTTACGCGGGATCGCGCGAGATCCTGCATAATGAAGTCCAGACGCTCACCGACGCGATCAACGATCTCAAGAAGAAGGCGATCCCCAGGATCAAAACTGCCGTCAACGAGACCAAGGTGCGGCAGGACAAATTGAACGCCGCGATCGCCGAGAGCCCGGACCTGTTCATCAAGCCCCGGTCCATCACGCTCTATGGTATCAAAGTCGGATTTCAGAAGGCGAAGGGCAAGATCTCGTGGCAGGATGCCACCGCCGTTGTGAAGGCGCTCAAACGGCTACTGCCCGATTCCTGGGGCACCTATGTCAAGGTGACAGAGAAGCCGCTGAAGAAACCTCTGGAGTCGCTTCCTGCCGCTGATCTGAAGAAGTGCGGCATCCTGGTCAAGGACGACGTCGATGAGGTGCTGATCAAGTGCACCGACAGCGACATCGACAAGCTGGTCGAGGCGTTACTGAATCCCAAGAAGGACGAGGAGGAGGAAGATTGACCATGCATAAACCGACAACTACACCGGACCGGATCAGGATCGCTCTGAAGGAGCGCGATCCGAAAAACGGCGCGATGGTGGCCTTCGACCGCAAGCATGCTGGAAAGGTCCTGATCAATCTGCTGTGGGAGGTGATCCATAAAGCAGGCCACAGCTGGCCGAAGGAATGGCCGATCCCGCGCAAGTTCGCCACCGGTGGACCGGCAGTAAAACAAGGTGCTCCCGCTCCTGTCGCCGCCGGCCGGCGCGTGTTACTCGCGAAAATGGAGTCCACCTTCGGGACCGACGCGCCACATCCGATCACCTTGCTTCACTGCCCTGCATGCGGTGGCGGCCTGGAGATCCCATCCCAGGATACTACGCAGCAATGCACGAAGTGCTGGCACACGGTCAAGATCCAGGTGGTCATAAAGCGCAGCATCGTGATCGCCATCAGCGACTGACCAGCATTAAGGAGGGGTGTGATGTTCTACGATCGCGCGGTGTTCGCATTCTACTGGGAGCGGCCGGATGGAGATCCGGTCGCTCTCTACAACGTGCTCGATCCGTCCAGCCCGCTGTACCGCAGCACGGTCAGCGCACAGACGCTCGTGGCCAACGGCTTTTCAATACCGCTCACCCCACTGCCGCCAGCTGTCGCACAGCAATTAATCGCGGAGGTGACTCATGGATCGTGACGTGCTGAAGGACATCACCAAGGACATCAAGGCCGAGGACATGCCGAACGGAGACATGCAACTGGTCGCTGAGCACTGCGGCATCGAGACGGCGATGGTGCTGATGGAGCACCTGCCCGCGATCAACCTCTACATCCCCAGCGGCTGGTGGAAGGCGATCGTTGAGCGGTATATCCAGAAGAACCATCGGCGCGTTGACGTGAAGCACCTGGCCCTGGAATGCCACGTCAGTGAGACGTTCGTTTACAACGTGATCCGCCGCGCACGCGAGGAGGCCAACCAGACCAGTTTATTCGACGCTGAACACGCCAGAAAATAGCGGCCAATGGCCGGTCATCTCTCAACACGATCGGCCGTTTTTTGTTGTCCGGTGATTACACTTTTTTATAATGCCTTGGTGGTCCTTCCGGTGGTCAGATTTCGGATCTTTGACAGCTTTTATAATGTCGCACCTTTTAAAAAACTCTTTTCAAAATATAGATATTTATGATCTATAAAGCATTGATTTATTTAATATTATAGCAAAGGTGCGACATCGATTATAATGTCGCACCTTTATGTCGCACCTTGGTCGCACCTTTTGTTATTGAAATATCGGTTTTAATGCTTTATAATACGGCTGGTTAAATGCTATTATGGGCCTTTTAATAAATCTCATACCATCTGCGGAACGACCAGTTTTTCGGTAATTCAGGGCAAAATATCTCAAACTGGCCGAGATCGCGTAACTCTTTACGCCGCCTTTTTATAAACCCTCTTTTTAGCTCCATTTAATATCTCAAACTACCTACTAAAGCATAGTCAGAT